TTTTTCAAGATTGTTATCGCGGTCTGTTGCAGGACCCATTGTACATACAATCTTCGTTCTTCTTAATTTTCTAGACATTTTATCTAAACTCCACAAATAGTTACAATTTACTAAAGCTTTTTTAAATTTCGGCTCATCCGAGATAAAAAACGCTGGGCATTATACGCTTAAACCTGCATAAAATCAAAATAACTACTGAGACTTTTTAAATCAATTTTTGGTTATTTTTTTAGCAGCTAAATTTAACTTAAAACAAATTCTCTTGTTTTCATCCTCAAAACTGTTTATCATCTGCCACATCTTTTACGCGACTATAGCTCAGTTGGTTAGAGCACCACCTTGACATGGTGGGGGTCACTGGTTCGAGTCCAGCTAGTCGCACCATTTACCCTAAACACAGCCCCGTGAAACTACTCGCGGGGTTTTGTTTTTCCTAGTATTTTCAAGGCTTCTCAGCCCTTTCACTTATCGTCACTAATCGGATTTAATTGTCTTTAACCGCACTTTTTAGTAACAAGTTTAGTAACAAGGTGATAAACTTCAAAAAATCTTGTTACTAAAACTAAGGAAAAATGATGCCTCGTGTTACTAAACCGCTCACAAATACCGAAGTAGATAAGGCGAAAACAAAGGATAAAGAATACAATCTAAGTGATGGTAACGGTCTTTTTTTACGTATTAAGCCTACTGGTGCTAAGGCTTGGATTTTTAATTATTATCACCCAGTAACAAATAAGCGCACATCTTTTACTATTGGAACTTATCCAGCTATAACACTTGCGCAAGCTCGTCAAAAACGCGAAGAATATCGCGCCCTACTCGCTCAAAGTATCGATCCGCAAGAATACATAAAAGAACAAGAACTTATCAAAAACGCTCAGAACGAAAATACTTTCTATAAAGTCGCTTTACTTTGGAAAGAAAAAAGAAGTAAAGAAATTGAGCCTATGACAATGGAAAAGAATTGGGCAAGATTAGAAAACTATCTATTCCCTACTCTTGGGAATTACCCTATCGATCAGATTACTTCCCCTTTATTGATTAAAACTGTTCGGCCATTAAATGAAAAAGGTTTCAATGATACGCTGCACCGTTTATTAAACCTCGCTAATCAGATTTTAAATTATGCGGTAACAATAGGATTTATTTCGTTTAATTCTTGCTTGAAAGCATCTGATGCTTACCATAAAGAGTCTCAAAAACATCACCCGGCAATCAAACCGGAAGAACTACCGAAACTATTACAAGACTTCAAAAATTCAAGTAGAGATCATCTAACAAAGGTTTTGTTCCGATGGCAATTACTTTCCATGGTTCGTCCAGCTGAGGCGGTTTCTGTTGAATGGTCTGAAATTGATTTCGATAAGAAACTATGGATTATTCCAGCAATTAAAATGAAAAAAACAAGACAAGGGCAATTTCCTCACATTGTTCCGCTTTCATCTTTAATGCTTAAGATTTTAGAAGAATTGAAACCTATAACAGGCGATGACAAATTCGTATTTTCTCACTATCACAAGCCTAACCAATCAGCTAGTAAAGAACTAATTGCTAACGCATTGAGAAAAATAGGTTACAAAGGGATTCAAGATGCTCACGGATTGAGATCGATAGCTAGAACGTTTTTAGAAGATCAGCAAGTTGATTTCCGTATTGCTGAAAGTTGTCTTGCTCATAGCATTGGGAATAAAACAAGTCAGGCGTATAACCGTTACGATTATGTAGAACTCCGCCGCCCTGTGATGCAATTATGGAGTGATTTTGTGGAGCAATGCGAAAAAGAAAACGTGTGAATGAGCGGCGTGTAAAAAATATTACAAAAATTGGTTCACCTGTTCACCTTGCCAATTTAACCTTTTATTTCATATAGTTATGGGTGAATAGGTGAACATTATTGTTCACCCTAATTGTTCACCTTCTAAGAGAAAAGCATAAAAAAGGGGCTTTCGCCCCATTTCCCTAGTTTATGAATTGAACTCGTTTTGGAACTCATCATAGTTTTTGAAGTGAACATTGGAGCGATATCCATATTTTCCCTTAATCTTAGAGAACTCAAATTTATTTTTATGTTGCGCAAATCCTTGCTTTAATGAATTTGAGAAGTTTCTCAAAGTAAGGGTATTTGTAATGCCGCTCGCTCTCGAAAAGGCTAAGTATGCCGGATAAAGATGCGTTCTTGCCTTACCTTCTAGATTGGCATTTCCTATATACAAGCCGTCATTCTGTGGCGCAGTATAGAAATATCCGCAAAATTCGGTGATATGGTCGGATTCGCTTTTTATTTCCAAAGCCTCATCACTTGTTTGTTGCTCTTTTAAAGCGGCCTTAGCCGTTTCAGGTTGTTCAAAGGTATGTATTAGTTTGTAAATGATCCCCCCTACTTCCCCCTCAATCTTATCCATGAAATTAGGATCTCGCTCGTTTTCAGGTACTACTTTGTCAAAGTGAAAGATCACCCTTCTTCGCTCAATTCCACCGCTACGCTCTGTAAATCTAGTTGCCTCATTATTAACGATTAAGACTACTGCTGGAATAACTGCTTTAAATTTACTGCGGTGTTTTGGGTCAATATTCACAGGATCACCACCTGTGATACTTTTCAATCCACCACCATCACCACCATAACGCGATTGTTCAGGGCAAATTAGCAAAGTCTTGCCTACAAAACTTTCCCGCCCGCGTGGTTCATCTAAATCTACTAACCGCCCGCTTTCTGTGTTCTGCTCACCAGCTAATAACGTGGCAATATTAGCAAAAACAGATTTTCCACTACCACCATCGCCTGTTACTTCAAAGAATAATTGCCAGTCGTTGCGATTAGTTAAAATAACGTACAAGGCTGCTAGAATAGCGTTCTTTTTACTTTCCTTACCACCGCTTACGAAGTCTAACCATTTGTCAAAATGTGGCGTATTTTGCGCTGAATTTAGATAATCATGCGGAATATACGATGTTAGCCAGTTTTCCCTATAATGGGGCAAGAACTCTAACGTAGTGCGGTTTAAAGTTCCATTATTGAAAGCGATCAATTCTTGTGTCTGTACTCCCATTTTGGGAACTTGAATTTTTATCGTATCAATAATACCTTCTATAGAACGTGCGCTATATCCAAAGTCCTGTTCTTCAAAGAAAGCAACTACTTTATCCAAGAACTCATATTTCTCCACCATTTGCCAGCCTATGCCGTCATAGTTATAAAGCTCCCGATTTCTTGGGTTTAATGCCAAATCCATTTCTAACGACTTAGTCAAAGCTCGCGCTTTCTTATTGACTCCGTCATTTTCTTTTACTTTTTCAGGCAGTGCTAATTGCGTTGCTAAATCAGCGGTCTTTTTATCGGTTCGCAAGAGTTGAATGTAAGAGCTTAAATCCTCTTTTAATTGCGCGGCTGCATCAATGAGCTTCACTTCTCTAGCCGAAGTGTTTTTTGCTAAATTCTGACAAATTGCGGTAATTTCTTCCTGTTTTAATTCGCCATATTGAGCAATCTTCACTAACTGCTGATCTTCCTTAGCTATACGTGTTGAAGAAATATTATCAAGTTGATTTTCACCTAGAATAACTGGTTTCTGATTACTTTCTAGACCATCCACCAACGAACACAATAAAAGCCATTCTTCCCCTTTACCTTTTCCCCATGCTTGCCATGCTTTAGAGCCAGCTAACACAAATAAATCGGAATAAGGTTCATGCGGTTGATCCGCAAGATGCGGAGCATTAATTAATCGAGCCATTGTTCACCCCTTTAAGTACTCCGTTTTCAATATCATTAATGCGGTCAGCGACTACTTTTTGGAAGTATGTAAGAGTTTCAACTAAAGAAATGACTATGCTATTTTTCAGCAATCCATCAATAATTTCATCGTTAGTTAAACTTGCGACTATTTCTTCCGGATTAAGTGAAGGCGGATTAGGTGCTAGTTGTAATAAATGTTTATTAGCCGCTAACAGTTCATCGTGTAGATTTCGTAACACATAGAGTTTTTCAGAAGGATAACTCTCAAAAATTTCTGCTAACGTTACGATTGTTTCACCCAGATAAGGTAAAGGCAAATAAAGAGCCTCCCCCTCTTTCTTTTCACAATTCATCTGACAAAGCATAATCGCTTTCAATTCGACCGCACTTAAATTTGAGTAGTCTAATTTTTCATTCATATTCATCTTACTTACTCCACTTTTGTTGTTCAGCTCGTTCAGAGTTTAAAGCGCCTATTTGTTCCACCACCTCGCTAAACTTATAGAGCAGATATTTATTAGCTTGATTGAAATATTTCAATTTGGCCGTATCTTCTCGGGATAGATTGCCGTCTTTGGCCAATGCGTTAAGCAAATTTCCACCACCAGCCAATTTATTCATTAAATCCACTATTTCATCACGAAACTTGATCTTGTGATGAAAATCACCTGGATAAACTTCAAGACATCGTTTGTTGCTATCCTGTATTAGTTGGAATTGACGTGAAATTTGGGAATACTTCAAAGCCAATGGATTAAAAAACAGCTTACCTTTTCTTTTTTCAACTTTCTGTTCTTCATTACCAGTGGCACTTTTCGCCACCGGTGGCATTTTTTGTAACTGGTGGCGTTTTTCGCCACTGCTTACTAAATTTTTATTACTTGCCGCTTTCCATTGTTTTAGCTGTTCCATAGGGTTATTTGGTTTCATTTCTTGCCACCTTTCTAATTGTTGCTGCTTTCTTAATTTGCTCGATTGATGCTGCTAGTCCTTTATAGTGTCCTGTGTGTAGATAATCTTCAGCGAAGGCTAAGAATTGTTTAATACGTTTACAGGCTTTCTCTAACTGCTCTGGTGTCGGTACGTATGGCTCTTTGAATGATTTGATTTTTTTAGTTCTCATTTTCTTCCCCTTTCGTGGAATAAAAATCTACTGTTGATGATTGCTCTGCTTGTTCTAAATAATCATCAATCACGGATAAGGCGGTTTTGATAATTTCTTCACTTGTATAAAAGCCGTCTAAATCCATATCCCCGCCATCGTTCCGAATTAATGCCAAAATCGCTTTTGCTTTATGGATAGAACTATGAATTTTGCCCACTTTGGTCATTTGAATAGCGCAATGTGTAGGAATTTTGTTAATCATGAGCCACCTCCGCGAAAGAGATTGAATGGAAAGTATTTGCTGATAAAGTGCGGTCTGATTGAAGATTGATTCTTCCAGCAAGCACTAAGACGAACTCACGGGCAAGCTTAGCGCGTGCGTTGCGTTCGCTATCAGCGTTAATACGGATTTTTTGAAGGTGATTTGATAAATCAGTACGGCGAATAGCCGCGAAGATGAATTGATACATTTGCGTAAGTTCCAAAGTTATATTTTCAGGAACTACCGCTAAACTTTCCACGGTCGGGCGGTAGAACGTAACAAGGTGGAAAACTGCCAACTTTGGAAGACAGCCCGTCATAGACGGCTTATTACGCTCTACCATTGAGAGAATGATTGGATTTATATGTAAAACAAAATCCGCATATTCTTTTGGTGTGCGAATGTTACGAACAAAAAAAGCACGGTTCTGTGGCGTGCTGTCGTTCGCCAAAGTTAGATAGTTCAGCTTTCCACGGCTGGCAATCACTTTTTCTGATTGCTTGTTCATGATGCCAAAATTAACTGTGGTTTGTAAAGCGATTTCAAGCAAAAATAGCTTGAAAAATATTTCATATTGATTAAAATGTTTATGATTTAAATTCATGGTGATTATTTCCATATTTTTAAATGACCTTAACGTATTGATAAAAATTACCTTTAGAAGGTTTAAACGCCGCATTGGATAGCCTTGCGGCGTTTTTCTTTTAACGGAATCGAAAGTAGGCTTGCTGTTCTTCATGCGCAGTAAGCTCACCTCCCTTAGCCTTGTAAATGGCAATCACCTGTTTTAACTGTTCAGCATCTGCGATTTCATAGCGGTAATATTGCCCCATTCCATCCGCAGTCTTTTCGGTTGTACGTTTCACTTTGCCGGTTAAATGATTGCGTTCAAGTTCACTGATATAGTTACGTGCTGACGTCATGCCCATTGAATAACCATCAATGCCGCTAATGCTAGAAAGAATTAAACGGTGTAACACTTTTAAGAATTGTGTTGGTTTTCTTGCTTCGTTCATCTTCCACCACCTTAAGCACGTGCGGCTTTTTGTTCTTCAATCCACGCATTTACTTCTTCTAAATCCCAACGGACAAAGTTTTTTGAAAAGCGGATTGGTTGTGGGAATTTCTTGGCTTTTACAAGCAAGTTGAGTTTGGTGCGGCCAAAGCCAACAATATGGCAAGCGATTTCACCGGAGATTAGTTTTTGTTGAGGGTTTAAATTTGGATTCATAAGAAAATACCTATCGTTTGTTTAACACTGTGGAATAGCGTTCTATTCCGTTGAGTTGTTCGAACGATAGGAATGTTAAGAATAAAACACTTTTAATTCAAAGGCTTAACTTCTTAATAAGAAATGATTGCTTAAATCGAAAGAAAAAGCCCCTTAAATCGAAAGACTAAGAGGCTTTTATAGGAAACTATGATTTTTTAGGTGGGAAAATTGCTTTTATAATGTCGTTTGATTCATCAATTAACTTGTAAAAAGTGTCTGCTGCGATATTGGTATTTCTAATTCCTGATTCTTTTAGATCTGCGTTGATAACATCAAATAACTTATTTCTGCTATCAAGTTTTGGATAACATTTTTTAACCAATAAAGCGAACAGTTGCTTTTGTGGAGAACTTATTCGGCCGCTTTGGTTTGTTAAACTAAGAGAGTCTATTATCTTTTGCTTTTCCTCAAGCTCTGATTTTAATTTTTTGATTTCTTGCTCTAAATCATCACATCTTAAAGGGTGACCAGATGGCGTAAGTTTGATCAAATCATCATAGGATATTTTGATGTCACTAAAATTTATACGAAAAGTATGCTTCATATACAACTGATTATCTTCATTATATGAAGGATATTCCATTTTAAAATTAAATGAATTAAAGATATCAGCCTCTAAAGGGTTTTGAACATTAAATTCGTCCAACATCAAATAATTTGTATTTCTTAATGAGTGCTGTGGTAATGATTTCTCACAAAACACATCCAATAATTCTGGATGTAAAACTATATAGCCTTTGTATTCATTAATTTTATTTTCTTTATTATATGATAAGTACAATCCTCCGTTATCCTCAAGAATTTCATCAGAAGTTATTTCCATCTTTGATAGCTTATCTTCCAAAGATAATATATTTTGATATTCGTACTCTATCACTTCCTCTTTGAAATAAACTTCAGAATCTTCATATAGGAAAAAACCTTCAGTATCCATTCTGCCAATTTTTACTAATTGATTATCTTTAATTTCAATATTCAATAAAAATCTAATCTTTCCTTCCATAGCATAGGAATACAATAGATTTTCTTTTATTATCGAATTTGTTTTTTGATTAATAAAATCAACTGCTTGAGTTAAAGAGTAAAAATCTAGTGGTAACAATCCCATAAACGCCCCTTTCGCATTTGCCCTTATGATAGGAGCGCACCAACAAGATAAGGTTTCTTGCTTTCGGGGATCAGCCTAGATGCGCTTTATTTGATTAATTATCCCTTTAAATTGATAGTGATATTGCCTAATCGAGTTTCTTTTCCGTCATTTCCAATATGCGTTATTGTTCCGCTAATGAACGGTTTATTTTCCTCTTGTTTTTGTAAAATCCGTTGAATGATAGGGCGTTGTAATTCCTGTTCCGCCCAGCTAGATAATATTTCGTCTTGTTCTAGCGGTTTTGGTTTCTCTTTTATCTTGTATATTAGATAACAAAAGAAGGCAATAGCACCTATTAGAAAAGCTAGTAAAGGCCATTTTAATATTGGCCAAAAGATGAAAACCAACAAGCCAACAAAAAGCAATATGGCTAAAAACAACAAAAAATCTAAAGCAGAAAATACAAATAAACCAAATGCGGATAAAACGGATTTAATCATACTTTCCTCCTTGTTTTCCCTGTTTATTTCTTGTTCTATTTTATCAAAGTTTAGATACGGTAAGCTACGTTTATTTCTTATTTTTGCGCTTAGATTATAATAACTTTGCTACAAATTTGTAGTACGTACCCTAAAGCATTTTTTAGGGAAAATTTTAAGAATTTAGCAATTTGATAATATGTTCGTGCGATGTAGTCACGTATAAAAAATCCCCACGTTGTGAAACGTAGGGATTTATTTTATCTTCTTTTCGCAATTCTTCTTTCTGCCTTTTTCATATCTTCAAGATTTTTGTGCGCGATATGATAAATTGTTTCTAACACTTCCATATTGGGGCTATTTGGTCTGTTGTTTATTTCTCGTTTTGCTGCATCGCATTTACATTGAAGAATGTAGATAACTTCGTCCAGTGGATATGGTTCATAATCATCATACAAGCTAATAAAAGTGAAAAGTGCGGTAGATTTCTTATAGTGTTTCACCGCTGCTATTAGTAAGTTCTGTTTTGCCTCTTTACATCTAATCATATATCCAATCCGTTAAATTCTTCTAGTGCCTGTTTGTGTTCGTCTGATAGTTCGAAAATTAAATCACCGTATTCAAGTTGATAAATTCCGAAAGACATCAGGAACGCTACGGCGGGGTCTATTTTGTTTGCTGCTTTCTTCTTGTTCGGTTTAATGTTGGCGTTCGCATCAGTTTCCATAACTACATTTGATAAAGCCCACGCAAGCACCGGATCGCCATTGTGTTCTATCATCTGTCTGTTTATTAAAACTTCCGCACTTTTCGCCACTGGGCTAAATCGTTGGTATGTTTGCGGGAATGGTTCTACTTCAAGCCCCGCCGCTTGTAATTGCGTGCGTAAATGGGTTGCGTTCCACACATCAAAGCCTGTCATCTTGATATTGAAACGTTCGGCATCTTTCAGAATATCGTCTCTGATTTTGTCGTAGTCGATACAATCGCCTTCCGTTGCTATTAGCCAACCACTGCGCACCCAGTTTCGATACATTGCGCGGTTTTTATTTGCCACGTTGTTAAGCTGAAATTCGGGAATGTAGTGCCGTGTAAGCAATCTAACTTTGTTTCCGTGCGGGAATGTATAACAAAGGCTTGTTAAGTCATTGGTGCTTGATAAATCTAGCCCTAAATAGCAATCTTGATGAAGTAAATCGCTTTCCGTGTACTGCCGTTCGCATTGCACCCAGTTTCCATCACCTAGCCACGGCGTAGAGCCTTGACACCATACATTAAAACGCTTGGTTAGCATTTCTACCCATTCGGAAGGAATACCCCTAGCCTTCTTGATTGTGTTCTCAAAATCAAGGTAAGGAATGGATTTACCTATATTTGGATTTGCTTTTATCCAGTTCTCTTGATTGTCGATTTCGCTTTCTTCGTCTAACTCAAAAATCAACACAAATAGGCTTTCATTCTGCTCATTTCCTTCAAGGATTTGAGCGCAATAATCATAATGCTGTTTACAGGCTGAAATAACGTTACTTCCCGCTGTTGTAATGGCAAAGAGTAAACCTTCAGGGCGTGCGCCTTGTCCTAGCTCTAATGCGCTATATACGCTGTTATCTGTGTGTAGGTGATATTCATCAACAATCGCTAAACTAGGATTTGTGCCTTCAATGGTTGAGGATTTAGCGGCCAATGGTCGCATGATGCTGTTGTTCTTAGGGTTGATGAGTTTGTGCTGTTGAATATTGAGCCGTTTTTTTAGTAAAGGCGAAAGTAAGCACATTTGACGCGCATCATCAAAAACGATTCGGGCTTGGTCTCGACTCACGGCTGCCGTGTAAATGTCTTGCTGGCCGCCTTCCATCACCAAAAACCAATTGGCCAAAACGGCTGCCACAGTTGATTTAGCGTTTTTTCTTGCCACTTGAATGTAAGCGGAGCGATATTTTCTTAATCCTGTATCTTTTCGTTTAAAGCCCAGAATGTTGGCAAAGAGGAATACTTGCCAATCTGAAAGAATAATCGGCTCGCCGCGCAAGTGTCCTTTAACGTGCGGGCATAGTTTCGAGAAAGCTAAAAACTTATTAACTGCTCCAGCATCAAAGAAATAACCGGGATTGTTTAAATCGTTAAAATAACGCTCTACGGCTTGTTTTATCTTCTTACAAGCCACTATTTCACCTGTTTGAACTTTTTTCGCGTATTCGTGCCAGATTTCCATTTTTCGCCTACATTGTGAGGATTTCATCCAACATATCAGTAACGTCTGTTTCTACTGGATTTTTACGGCGACTTACCGGGTCAAAGCCCAAAAGTGCGGACATCTTGATCATCACTTTTTCCGCATCGGCTTTCGCTGATAGTGCCGGATTGCGTGATTGCGTACCTTGACTGTTTACAATGGAAAAGCCGTTTTTCGCAATATCCGCTACCGCACTTCGGAATAGTGAATAGTTAATACAGTAGATTTCAAGATTGGTTAAATCTTCCGGTTTAATATCGCCACGATCCGAAAGCTGCGTAATGCGTGCTTTCCATTGGCTTTTAGCCAGTTCGTCTAAGAAATCAGGGGCTTTATATTTGGTTCGTTTCGTCATTTATGCTTTTCCTTATTTTCAAAAAATTTGCCTTGCGTAAAAATTTGAGTAGGGGGGCGGTTACGTAGGATTTATCTTTTCTTTTTGAAATTGCCCCTACCCGGTCAATCATTATTTCAACTGTGGATATATCACCATCATTCAGTTGTTACCATATGACCACAACTCAACTATGTACATATGTACATCCCTTAATTGTTTCGATATCGAAACGGTTCACTTCTTCGCCCCAAATCCGCGTTGGTCTATCACTCGTGTTTTATAGCTGTGACAATCACGACATAAAGGCTGATGATTGCTTGCTACCCAAAACAATGGATCGGATTGTCCGTTCTCTACCGGCTTGATATGGTCTATCACTGTTGCCGGTGTGTATTTGCCTTGCTCTAAGCACATCACACAAAGGGGATGATGCTTTAAGTATTGTTCGCGGTATTTGCTCCACTTGTGGTCGTAACCGCGTGCGCTACTGTTTGGGCGGTTGTCTTTTGGCTTGTGCTCCTCGCATCTACCGGACTTTACTTTGTTTCTACATCCGGGATAGCTACAACGTCTTAATGGTTGGTATGGCATCGGTTACTAAATCCTTAGTAAGCGCACGGTTCTCTATACACTTCCCACAATGCGGAAATCGTCATAGGTGCCGGTTTAAGGTTGGCTAAGTCTGTGACGGCTTCGCGGTTCGTGTAGAGATAGGCGATATACATTAAGCAACCAATCTTAATCGCCGGGGTAAAAGGTATGGTCTTTTCCGTTTCTTCTTCCCCAAAGGTTTTGCCAATATGTTTTTGGCATACTTCCAATGTGGCCACCTTATAGGCTTCCAGTAACTCATCATCTAAATCATGATCAAGATTTAAGTGCGCTTTGATTTCATCAATCGTTAAATTAATTTCCGCCATTGCCGGTCAACTCCTTACAGATAAGCTGCAGTTCTTTGTGCGCTTCTTTACTATCAATAATGTTGATTATCTCTAGCGAACGGTTCCCATATTTCACGCGCATAGTGTTATCAACATTAGTTCCGTAACGTATGCGAATGCGCACAGTATTTTCATTTAATGGCACCGCACCGGAGAAGAACTCTCTACCTTGTAATGGTTCAACCGCCGCCCGGATATTGGCAACGGTTTTCCATTTACTCACAATACCGCCGTAGTCGTTCTGTTCGTTCACTTGCTTTTGTAGGCTAATCACCTTGTTATACTTTCCGGCCTTAATCATGATTGCCATTGCTTACCCCTGGTTCTTGTTCATCACCTCGTTTCACTTCTACGGTTTGTTTCCATGCTTGGCTAAATTCTTCTCCACCCTCATAAGGCGGTAAACCTTCACGGCGGCGGACTTCATTTGGGCACATTACACCGGCTTTAATTGCCACATCGTAACTCTTGAAACGCTCGCTTTGACTTGTGCGCAATAAGTCGCTTGTATCAAATTCGATTAAGTAACGTTTCTTGCTGTTGCTACCTAAATCAATCATCAAGGCATCTTTTAGCTGCTGTTCAAAATTGGTTAGCCAAGGGCGCAAGGTTTGCGATAAAAAGGCTCGACTGGCTTCACTAAAGTTTGAATAACTGCTATTGGAATAGTCTTGAAGGAAAATCGGGCTAATGTTGTAGATTCGGGCAATATCGGAAATTGTGAACGTACGGCTTGCTAACCATTCCGCATCTTGGTTCGTCATGCCTAACTGTTTATATTCCATTGAGCCTTCAAGGATTGGTGTTTTCCCGGCATTCTTCGCGCCTTTGTAACGTTCAAGGGCTTTTACCGCTTTTTGTGCTTTGGCATCATCCAACCATTCGGCGGTAGTAATTAATCCGCTCGCCATTAATCCGTTTTTCATCACTGCCGATCCGTGTTTCTGTTGAGCAATTCCTAAGCCCACGGTTTCACGGCAAATTGTAATTGGCGAACGACCCATAAAGCCATCAAGGGATGAATGGCGTAAATGTAGGATTTCATCTTGAAGATAGTTTTTGGTATTGCCGTCTAAATCGGTAATTTGATAGATATACTCGCCGCCAACTTTGCGATAGATATTGACCGCACTTGGTTCATACGGGGTAAGGCTGATTGGTTCGCCTTTGCTGTTCCATTCAATCACCGCATAAGCGTTACCGTTTAATAGGCAGTGACGCATCATGGTATATTTGAATTGATACGGTGTTTGGCTACGGTTTGGCATTTCATTTAAGAGATAGTCCACCGGGTGACGATAAACGCGCTCGCGGCCATCGTCTTTAAGCTGATACAAATAACAAGGCATACTGGCCACTGCTTCAGAAATAACAGTAACGGCACTCATCACCGCCGGTAAACTTTCCGCCGTGTTTGGGCTGACAAATTCCCCCGCGCCGGTGTTTGATACGCCAAGATAAGAAAGCAGCTCATTAATTGCCATCGGTGCGCTGCGTTGTTCTTTTCGTCTGAACGGGTTCCACATATTACGCCTCCGCCACATCAAGCCACTGTTTCAAAAGTGCGGTGGATTTTCCTTGCGTTTTTCCCTTCGCGGTTGCCATTGATCGTTTGGCAATCTCAACGCTACTTTCAGGATAGGCAGGAATGCTGGTAACGGTAATTTCAAATAATTCCGCTTTGGCCACTGTGCGTTGACAAGGCTCTACATCAAAATTCCATGTTTCTTCTTTAGCCCAAAAGCCGAAAGACATCCCGCTAATATCGCCGCGTTCAACACTTACCAACAAATCACGCCCTAAGGTGGTATCAGGTGGCATTAATTCAAAACGTAAGCCTATTGCGTCTTCTTCCAGTTTTAAGGTTCCCGCACGGGTACGCCCTAATAGTTTGGTATGATCGTGTTCAAATAATGCCCGTACATCGGCACCGCTGCTTAAACTTTCACTAAACGCATTCGCACTGAATTGTTCTACAAAATCGCAATAAAGCACTTCAGAAGGGCTGTTCCACTTCACCACATAGCCAACCAGTTTTTTATTCTCGCTGTCTGCGGTGATTTCGGATGAGCGGATTTCAAATTCTTTATTCATACTTTCCCTTTTAACAAAAAGGGGGCTTAATTGCCCCCGTTGGAATTTGACGATTAAGCCGTAACTTCAATGAACTTGATTGCGTTACTATCTACCACGCCACCACCAAGATATTTATCGGTATGGACTTTATAGAAGCCCGGTTCGGTAATGTTATCAGGGCGGGTTCTTACGCCGGTTTCGTGATCTACAATGAAGTAACCGCGTTTGAAGTCACCAAAGGCAACTACCGGTTTATTGGCACCACTTGCCGGCATGGTCTCAAGGAAGTAAACCGGACGACCTAAAAGGGTAGAAGGCGCATCTACGGTTAAACCATCACGCCAAATAAAATCGCCGTTTTTGTTTTTGAGTTTTTGTAATGCCGCCGCAATGGTGGAAGACATCACCCAAACGGCATTTTTACGGTATTTGCTGTGTAAGGTGTAGAACAAATCAATGAGCGTATCGGCGGTGATTTTGTCGGCACCGGCAACTTCTAATTTTTGTAACTTACCAAAGACGCGTACTTTGTCCGCTTCGGTAGAACGTTCATAGGACAAGAAGCCTTTTGATTTCTTCGTGCCGTCACCGCCGGTTAAGTCGGTTTCTTCGGTTTCGGTGAAGCTTTCGGTAATTTCATCGGTCAACCAACCTAAAACATCAATACTAGAGAAGTCCAAAATTTCTTGAGTAGTTTTCGGATAGGCATAGATAGGATTTAAAGCAATGGCGACTTCATGGAGTTTCGGTGTGGTGGTGCCATTGCGGGCTTGACCTTCCTCACCATGGGCCACTACTGCACCACCGGCGGAAACAAGTTTTTTGTATTCTTTCGCACCAACCGGCAAGCGGACCACGTTACAAATTTGACGCATCACGCTATCATCGGTTAAGCGTTTCATTACGTCTTTATCCAATTGTGGAATCACGGTATAACCGCCATCTTCTTGACCGGTGGTGGAAATATTTCGTAATTCACCCGTTTTAATGTAGTGGCGTAGTTCGTCATTGCTGAAGGTTTTACCGCGTGTTTCTACCGGCTTGCCTTTGTCGGCAATGTTACGTTCTTCATCGGCCACCGTTTCATAACGGGCGATTTCATCGCTCAATTGTTTGACCAAATCTTTCAACTTTTCAAAATCAATGTTTTCGGTTTCGGTCAATGAGCGGTTTTCTTGTTCCGCTTTGTCTAACATAGCGCGCATTGCTGCGACTTTTTCCGCTTTTTGTTGGCGTAGTTCTAACAGTTTTTTAAACATAGTTAATCCTTTTAAAATCATCTTAATTAAGACGGCTTATAAAAAGCCCATAGAACAATATATACACAAAAAACAGGAAGTAAATTGCTTAAAAATTAATAGTTTAGCTACGTTAGGATACGTTGAGCAGGTGAAATTTGACTGCTTGTTTTTTATACAGGCATAGGTGGAAAAATATAATTTAGATGGGATTTTTTAAGAGTGAACACTAGTGAATACCTAGTGAACACCCTATTCACTATATAAATATATGATAAATAAAG